GCGTCTTCCGCACTTTGAAACGCGCTCACGAGCACATTGCCGATGTCCGCGCCCACATCACGGGCTTTGTCCGCGTACTCGCTGACCGCATTCACAACCGCCTGCCAACCGGTGGCGGCTGCCTCGGCACCCTTGGCCGTATCAGTACCTGCCTGACGCGCTGCGCCGCCTGCGCGCCCGGCCTGATCTTCGGTCTCCTCCAGCGCATCGTTGAACCGGTCCGCTGAGGTCGCGGCACTTTCGAGCGCCGCCGTGCCTTCATCGCCCGCACCAGAAATGGCATCCTTCAGCGCCTGCCAGGCCGTCATGGGGCGCGACGCTGCATCTGACAGCATCCCCGCCGCCTCGGTATAGCCCGCAGCGCGACCGCGCGCATCATCTGCCATGCCGCCAAAGAGCTCAGGCCCCTGGAAGGGATTGTCCGAGAAGGCGCTGTCGTAAGCTTCCCGCGCCCGCTCTCCCAAGTTGACGGCTTCGGGAACCGCAGACTTCCATTCCGAGAGGTCAGGGGCTGCGATGGCCCATTCGGGACGTCGACCGCCAAGGGTCAAAACGGCGTTGACCGCCTCGGTAATGCCCGCAATGCCGGTCTCCATCACCTCGACAAGGCCATTGATCGCAAGCGCGCCAACACGTTCAAACACATCCGGCAGCGCGCCCCAGATGGCCTGTACCGCAAGGAACGTGCCCTCGAAGGTGTTGACGGTGCTGTTTGCCCAACCGACCACCGCCGCTGTTGCATCTTGCAAACCGTCATAAATACCAGCCTGCGCCGTGGCCCATCCGGCTTCAACGCGCGCCCAAGCTGCATCCGCGCTGAGCGATATCCGGTCCCAGACCTCAACCGCCACGTCCTTGAGCAGGTCCAGCGCGTTGCCGAACCCACCTGCACCGGAGACCAGGCGCGTGAACTGATAGACCAGCTCGCCTGCGCCAACGATCAGAGCGCCGATGCCGGTTCGGATCAGCGCCGCCCGCAGGAAAACCAGACCTGTCACCAGCCCACTGACCGAGAAGGTCGCGGCCACAAGCCCGGCCACCCATCGGCCCGCCATCACGCCTGCAAAGGTCACAGCGTATGTGGTCAGTCGGCCAATGTTCTCAAAGAGGCCTGTGATGGCACTTCCAAGAGGTCCGGTCGTGCGCGCCATGGCCGCCAGCGCATCCGCCACTGCTTCAAGCGCGGGCGCTGCGGCCACCGCCAGCTGGTTTGAGACGCCGCGCCAGATCAAACCGAGGCGGGAGATCGCATCATTGGTGCGCTCGATCTGATCCGCGTCCTGCTCAGAGACGACAATGCCAAAGTCCTGCACATCCTGCGTCGCCTGGCGCAGCGTTGCTGTATCGATCCGCGACATGGCGATTGAGCCTTCCTCGCCGAAGATTTGCCCTGCCACGGCAGCGCGCTCTGCTTCGGGAACAAACTCCGTCATGGCGGCGGACACTGCCGCGATCCGCTGATCGAGTGGCATGTCCATCAGCGTCTCGGCGGAGAGGTTCAGCCGGTCCAGCGCGGCCGCCGCTGGCCCACCAGAAGCCGCTGCCTGGCTCAAGCGCCGGGTCATGTCCTTGGTTGCCTGCTCGATCCCCGAGATGGAAACACCAGCCAGTTCACCAGCGCGCTCCAGCACCTGCAGGCTTTCGACGGTTGTATCCAGCGATTGCGCCAGCTTGGCAGTTTGGTCGATCGTTTGCAGTCCGGAGCGGATCATCGCAGCACCGGCTGCCACCACAGCTGCACCTGCGGCTGCCGCTGCAATCTTGGCGCGGCGGGTGAAGGCAGCAAGCCGTGCGTTGGCCACATCGACCTCGCGCGACAGCCGCCCGAGCCCGCGGGCACCGGCGTCGCCAATGCCGGTCAGCTCCGCCTTGACCTGTCGTCCGCCAACAGCAGCGAGGCGCACGAAGACGCGTTTATCGGCCATCCTGGGCTCCAATCTGTTCGTTCACGCGTTTGACCATGATGGCTTCGATTTCGGGCAACAGCTCCATCGCTGCGAGGCCGTTCACGCCCAGCGCTTGCGCCATTGCCAGCGCAGCTCCCATGTCCCAGCCAAGAATTGTCTTCTGCGTCGCCCGCAGCTGGCCGCCGAGGCGTCCAACCAGGTCCCAGACCTGAGCGCCCTCAAAGGTCTGGGGTTGGTTCATTTTTTGCGGGCAGTCTGGGCACGGGACTTTGCAGGCCTCGCGGGCTTCGCAAGCCTCGAGGGCTTCGCAAGCCTCGCAGTATCGATCGCCCCCGCTGAAGTGCCAGTCAGCAAGCGCGCGGAGACGTTTTTTTCCTGATCCAACACCAGTGCCTTGGCGACATAGCCCGCCTGGAAGGCCTCGAAGATTGGATAGATGTCGAGCAAGGCGGCGACACCTTCGGGGGTGAGGTCCAGAACGTTGCCGTCCATATCGCCCACGCCCTCCCATTCCACCACGGCGCGCCGCCCCAGCGCTTTGGCAAAGAGCAGCGCGCGGTCATCGTTGCTGGCGTCCTCGGGAAGGGCTTCGATGCTGGGATCGTTGCGGGTGGTTACCATCAGCGCGGTGGTGAGCGGGAGCAAGCGCACGTGCACCCCGGGGGCGAGATCGAGCCAGCGCGGGTCGGTTGAGAGGTCAAGCTTCAGCATGATCAATAGGCCTCCACGCTGTTGATGAGCGTGACCGTGCACATCCGGTCCAGGGCAGCGTCTTTGGCGGCCTGCCAATCAAACGTGGCCTGGACGCCTTGCGGTCCGCCGATCTCGACGCGCGGACGCGGGAGGTAAACGGAATGCGCGGTGAAGGTCAGGCTCTCGCCGGTGGGCAGACTATAGGCGAACTCAAGCGCGCAATCTGTGCCGTTGATCGCCTGGTCCATCAGCGTGGTGTCGGCAAAGCGGACCTCCATGCTGCCAGAGAGCATTGCCATGGAGGGATCGGCCCCGTCGATCTTGCCGTCAGCGCGGATGGTCTCGATGCGGTCGAGGTTGTTCCCATAGGTGATCTGGGTCGAGACCACATTGCCAAGGGCCACCCCGTCGCGCTTGATTGAGCCATTGAAGTGACCAAACCGCTGCAGCGCGATCTCGGTCGGTGTGCCTGCGCTGGTGGTGGTCGCCGGGGTCTCGCCCTGAGCAATGAGGCTGACGGAGGCAGTCAGCAGGCCGGATCGCTGCATCTGCCAGGACAGCTGGTCGACCACGCAGCCCGCGTACATCGCAAAGCGCGGGACTTCCGGCATGCCAATCTCGATGGCGAGGCTTGGAAGGGTCCAGCCACCCGAGCGGAACTCATGCGTGAAGGGAGCCTCCGCGCCGGTCGTGGTCGGATCGCCAAACGCCGCCTTAAGCCAGTACCCAAAGCCGAGCGCATCAATCGGAACCACCACGTCGCCATCGCTGGTCAGCGCGTCCTTGATCGGCGCGAGCGGATCCCGGCCATAGCCGAGCAGCTCGGACTCGAGCAGTGGTTGCTCTGCGCCAAGCGTCGCGCTGGCAAAGGGCATCTTGAAATAACCGCTCGCGGGCGGCGTGCCGTAGACGGATTCGTAAGCGAGCGCCATCTGCGCCCGCGCGCCTTGTGCGCGTGCCATTGTGTTCTCCTCAGGTTGTGGGGTGGGTCAGGCTTGTTGTTTAGGCCGGTGGGTCAGGCCAATTGTTCAGCCCAGCGGGTCTGATGTGGAATAATGCAGCACCACCTGGATCACCGCCGCCTTCAGGCTGGCCGCCCCCTCAACGGGCAGATCCACGGGCTGCGGCGCTTCCGCCTCAACCCAATCGCAACGCCCGCCGAGCGTGCGGTCTGCACGAATGACCGCGCCGATCTGGGCACAAAGGGCAGCAAAGGTAGTGTCGCGGTCCGCGCCCTGCACGATGACTTCAAGCTCAGCGCGATGCTGGTAATGATAACTCAGCGGCGACATTGTCACCGCGGGATCGCCAGGATCACCGTCACGCAGGATTATCAGCCCCGCAGGGGAGATGCGCTCCGGTAGAATCTCGCCGCGCAGGACCGGCACATGAGGCACCGTGCGCAACAGGTCCGCCAGAGCGGTGAGGATGGCTTCTCGGGATGTTGGCATTGTGCTATTCCAACGTTCGTTGGATGGTCGAGGGGATCATCATCGTTGTTAACCTGATATTTCCGATGTGGCCGACACTGATCATCCCCATGATGATCATTGACATGTACGGCTTTATACCGTACGTTCTTCCAAAGAAGGAGACCGATTATGTTTGCAATCGAAACCACCGCACCCACGCCAGGCAAGATGGAAGCGCGCAAAGAGCTGCGCATGCATCGTGCTGATGAAGAGCGTATAAAGGCTGCAGCTGCTGCCACCGGCCTGCAGGAAGCTGACTTTATTCGTCAGGCGGCCCTTCTGCGTGCGCAGGAAGTGGAACAGCGTATATCTCTCTCTATTCTGCCCATCGATGCGTTTGAAGCCTTCAAGGCCGCTGTCGCGTTGCCCGGAAAGGTTGTGCCTGGTCTGGCACGCGCCGCCGAAGCGTCGAAGGGCCTCCTGAAGGATGTCGGCTGAGGCCGCGGCGGACACGCCCGCCCTCACAATCGCCAAGTTTGAAAAGGCGCTGCATGACCGCAGCGCCTTTTCTTGCGGATTTGCGCCCATCGATAACTTTTTGAAATCCTCGCTTTCAGATCAAATCAAGGACGGCATGGTCGCAGCTTGGATCGCAACAGATGGTGACGATCCTGCAGTGCTCGGTTTTTATACACTCGGCGCTATGGCCGTTCGGGCCAATTTTGGTCCAAAAAAGTGGCAGCGCGCCGGTGTCCCCGATATCCCGGTCATCTACATCCGTGCTGTCGCCGTACGCGAAGCTTCGCAAGGCATGGGTTTGGGAACAGCTCTCGTCATTGATGCCTTGAAACGTTGTCTTGAGATTGCTGACCAGATGGGGGCTGCAGCCATCACACTCGACGTGCTCCAAGACAACCATTTTGATCGCCGCTGGAACTTTTATGCTGAACTCGGCTTCCAACCCCTTGGTGATGCTGACAATCCGCACCGAGTCTTCATCCCGATGGCGGATGTACGAGCCTCTCTTGGTTGAAGCCAATACTACATCAAAACCTGCCCTCTACCCAGCTTGCCACAATCGCCCCCGGTATCCTCTCCTGCGCGGCCTTCGCATCGCGCGCCAGATCCAGCCGTTTGCGCAGCTTGACTTGCCGGACCAGCAGAAAGATCGGCACTGTGGTCAGCCCGCGCCCCGTCTTTGAGCGTGATGCAACACCAACGCCGCGTGCATTCAGCCGACCTTCAGCCACCAAAAGGCTCGGTCCCCGCCTGCGATAGACAAACCGAAGCCTGAGACCGCGCCGCCGTTCCCATTCACCCGGCGTGATCCGGCTGCCGCGCGCGCCCTTACCTGCAGCTTCTGTCGGGATCGCCAGCCAGAACCCGTCTTTGGAGCGGATCAGCGGCCCGGTGTCATGGGCACCGATGATCACCGGCGCTTTCGACCACACCAGCGCTGCGGCATCTATGCTCTCCCCGACCTTTGGATAGGTCTGACTGCGGATCGAATTGCCCAGCCGTCGCCCAAGCCCCGCTTGCGTAATCTGGCCCCGCCAGTCGGATTTGAGCTGTGTGCCAGCCGCGCGCATGGCCGCTGTCACCGCCTTTTCCCCTGCCTTGATTTCTGCTGCCATGAGCGCGGCGAGATTTGGGGTGATGGTTACATTGAGTTTCATGCGGGCCTCAAATCCACAGTCCAGACCAGCCGTTCGCGATCACGCGTGGGCTCGCCCTGAATAAGGAAGGCGTCGCCGTCGATCTCAAGGCGATCGCCGGGACGCGGGGTCGCCACCTCGGCCACACGAAGGTCCACGCGGGTGGTCTCCGACCAGATGCGCGCGTCGCCAAAACTGGTGATGTCATCCGCGCGGCGTGTGACGATACGGACGAGTTGTGTCGGACCATCGCCCGCGATGTAGATCGCATCACGGGCGATGTTGTTGTCCGCGAAGAGTGTGTCGATCACAACAGTGAACACCGACAAGCTGGCCATCCATCAATTGCCACTGTGCAGGCGGATCGCCATGCGCGGCCGCTTGTTCACCGGCAGGATCGAGGTTTCAGTCATCAGATCAATCCAGCGGCCTTTGGCATCAATCATCTGACGCGCATAAAGCGGCAGGCCGATGGTGTTGGCGGTCTCCAACAGATTGGCGGGCCCACCATAGGTCGTGAACGTATCGAACGTGCCCAGCGGAAAGGCGATCCCTTCACCCGCGGGGATCAACCGCTCTGAGGTGCCCTTCGAGAGCGTGACAGACCCATTGTATTCCTCGAACAAAATGCCAGCAAAAGGAAAGGCCCGGCGCATGTCCTCGCGCAGCGGCTGGCCACCGGTGGCGGAGAAGAACTTGTAGGCTTCTTCTGTCTTGGGGTGGCTGATCAGCTTGTCGAAGAATTCCGAGCTCACCAGCGCATGGGCGGTGGTCATGGTCTCGCCGAGCAGATTGTCCTCCATAGCGCGCAGCACGCTGCGCACCTTGCCCTGCACGTTTGTGCCAGCAGTGCCAAACACAAAGTCGATCGAGATCTTCTCGAGGCCAAACTCGGTGAAATAGTCGTAAAGCGTGGTGCCCGCGCCATCCTTTACGATACCGCGCAAGGCATTCATCTCCATATATTCGCGGGTCTGGGCATGTTTGCGGCGCATCAGCGTGAGCTTGCGGTTCATCACCTCGACCAGCGGATCAGCGGCATCCGAGAGGCCCAACGCGGGCATGCCTTGGATATCTGCGGGCAGGATCACGTCATCATGCGGGATCCAGGGGAGTGCAAAACTGCGCATGGAACGCTGTTCACGGGTGCCCACGGTGGCGGGCGCACCCAGTGGCACCGAGGGCAGCAGGCTCAGCACCCCTTCGCGCTGCTCGATCACGATGGAGCGTTGTGACACGCCCTCAAAGCGAAACAGGCCGATCTGGCCAAGGCGGGTGTAGAGGTTGGGCAGGATGTTGATGGCCTGCGTCATATCTGCGAGCGAATAGCCGCCCGCGTCGAAGGGATTACGGGTGAGGGTCATGGGTTGCTCCGAGGGAATGAGGGCTAAAAGGTGGTTTGGCGGTGATTGACGCTAATGTGTCGGCGCAGGCGGGATGCTGCGTGCCATCAATCAGGTGCTATCGCGCGGAATGATGCCCAGCGCAGTCAGCTGACCGTGCTTTGTGGCAATCTTCGCACCGTCATCGACGGTGGCATCAAAGACGAGCGCTGCTTGCGAGACAATGGCTGGGCCGCGGGCGATGACAATGCCGATGGCATCGGCACCGGTGGCGTCGACCGCGTAGAGCAGAACGGCCGCGGCCGTTTGGGCGCCATCCGATCCGCCCGAAGTTGCCAGCTTGTACTTGCCACTGGCGGTGATCTTTCCGAGCACGGCGCCGACGGGATAAGCGGTGCCCGACAGCAGGGTGATGGTTTCGCGTGTGAAGTTGGGGTTCAGCTCGTATTTGAGCATATCGCCCATGGTGGGGGGCTGTCGGAGCACGGTCATGTCGGGGATCCTTGTGGGTTCTTGGGCAAAAGGAATCCCCCGTCGGGGTGGAGCGGCGGGGGATCAGGTGGCAGGGGTTCAGGGATGAGAGGGAGTTTCAGCCCTTTGCACCTGCAGAGGCCGCGCGTTTGGCGGCGACCACGATCGGGCTTTCGGCGCTTTTGGGGATGACCGGCGATGGCGGCGCTGCCACGATATCGCGGGCATCCGCCGCGGCGCTGGCGCGTTCCAGAACCAGGCGGCGCAAGGCTTCCGGGGCCGTGCCTTCGCGCAGGGCCTTTGCGGCGTCTATTGCGATGCCAAGCCGTCCAGCTTGTGCTGCGATCTCGGCAATATCTGCGGCCTCGTTGCGCAGTTTTGCCGAAAGTTCAGCCAGATTGCCCGGCTGCGCTGCGTCCGAGACCGGCGGTGCGGGTACCGCAGGGGGCGCGGCCGGGGCGGCAGGTTGATCATCACGGGCAATGGAATGACCATCCTGCGGAATTGTTGCCTCATCGGCAGTCTCCTCACGCAGAGTGTCTTTCGGATCATTCTCTGCAATGCTGTTTGTGGTGTCTGTTATGTCAGTTTGGGTGGCCATCTGTGCCTCCTTTTTCGGTTGGGTTGGTTTGCGGGACTGGAGTGCTGTCGCACGCGATGCGCGCGCGGGTGCGAGTGTTGGCGTGTTTGCTAAGTGCTGTCGGAAGGCAGCAAAGCCGCGCTGCAGATCGATAACCTCATCAGCAAGACCTGCGGCAACAGCGTCTGCCCCGCGATAGGTGGCGGCTTCGGTTGCGAGGGCGGCCTCCTGACTCAACCGTTCCGCACGTCCCGCCGCGACGGTTTCCGTAAAGAGGAACCGCAGCACATCGATTTCGCCCTGGATGTCATCACGAACGGCATCCGGCAGGGGCTGATATGGATTGCCATCCACTTTATGCCGCCCTGAATGGATCAAGGTCACGCGCAGACCGTCCTGATCAAGCTCGCCACTGAGGTCGGCATGCATCACGACGACACCGATGCTGCCGACGGCTCCGGTGCGGGGCAGCAGAATGCGATCAGCTTGGCTGGCCAGCGCGTATCCTGCCGAGAAAGCGTGTTCAGCCACAAAAGCCCAGACAGGTTTGGTGGCACGAATTGCACGAATACGATCAGCGAGGTCGAATATCCCCGCGACTTCACCCCCAAAACTGTCAATTTCCAACGCAATGCCATAGACAGACGGGTCGCCCGCTGCGGCATCGATCTGCGCTGCGATCCCTTCATAGCTGGTCTGGCCAGAGGATTGGCCGATCCAGCCGCCCCGGTGGATGAGCACGCCGGAGATCTCGATCACGGCGATACCATCAATAACTGGATAGAGGCCCTCACCGTGCTGACCAAAGCCCTCGGCAAGCCCACCCGCCAGAATGCTCGCGCGGGCCGTTCGCATCGGCGCGCTTTCCAGTGCAGTGCCTTGGTCTGTCGTTTCGACCTGTCGCCCGAGAATGCGCGGCCCTAACCCCGACAGAAATGCCATGGCTTTGGAGGGCTCAACCAGCAGAGGCGTGTTGAAGGCGCGCGTGGCAATACGGGCATACTGCATTCGAAGGGCTTTCTTTAGTTTGCGCTGCACGGGCGGACAAAGTAAGGAGGATGTGCAATAAGTAAGGAGTTGCCTCGTGCAGGAATCAACAGTGACGGTTAAAGGGCAGACCACATTGCCCAAAGACGTACGGACGGCGCTTGGCCTCGCGAGCGGTGATCGTGTGCGCTATGTCATCCTTGAGGGTGAGGTGCGCATCGTGAAGGCTTGCTCTGTTAAGGATTTGAAGGGCATGTTGGCACGGCCAAGCCGCAAGTCAGTGTCGCTGAAGGCGATGGATGAAGCGATCGCAGCCGCAGCGATCGATAGCGAGATCCCAAAACCTTGATTGCACTGGACACAAATGTGCTTGTGCGTTTCCTGGTACAGGACGACGTGGAACAGGCAAAAATCGCAGGGACCCTGATCGACCAACTCACCGATGCGGCACCGGGATTTATCAGCCGCGAGGTTCTTGTCGAACTCGTCTGGGTGCTGGAGCGTGCTTACGGGTATGAGCGAGCTGATATTGCCGCGGCATTCGGCGGTCTTTTGTCAGCCACAGAACTTCTCATTGAGGATGCGGATGACATTGGACCTGCGCTGGAACTTTACCGCAACGATGGCTTTGGCTTTTTTGATGTGATGATCGCTGCCGCTGCCCGTCGTGCGGGAGCCGTTGAACTCGTAACTTTTGACCGAAAGGCTGCGCGTCTACCCGGTGTCCGGCTTCTTTCTGCGTAAAACCTAAACCTCCTGATTTTCAGGATCGATTGCGGCATCGTTTTGGCTGTTGTCGTCCGTGCTGTTGGCGGTGGCATCGTCATCCGGCACCGCTCCGACCCCTTGCGCGGGTGATCCTGGTCTGCGGAAGTCCAGCCCCAGCAATCGCTCCCGCTCCCGCTCGGCCGAGATCTCGCGGTCGACCTGTTCCGCGTCATAGCCACGCTCGGCAATGGCTTGCGTGCGGGATTTGAGACCTGCTTCGATCTGGGCGATCTCGGCGTTGGCGTCTTTTAAGGGATCAACCCAGTCCCATTTGGTTGGTAGCCAGTCGGCGGTGAGCAACAGGGACCGTTCGGCTTCATAGCGGGGCAGATTGAGCGCGCCGGACAGGACAGCGGCATCCATCCAGCGCGCATAGACAGGACGGCAAAGTTGAAAGACCATCACTGAATGCTGCCAGGCCGAAACGCGACGCCGAAATTCGATCAGCGCCAGTCGTGAGTTCGAGAAGTTCCCCTTCACCATGTCATTGGCGAGATAAGGATAGGGGATGCCCAGCGCTGCAGAGATCTGAAGCAGAGTGCGGTACTGGAAAGGCTCATAGGTTGCGCCGCTGTCGGCGGGCTGGCCCACGGTGACATCCTCGCCAGGATCTAGCCGCACGATCTGGCCGGGGCTGATTTCCACACCGGCTGGCATTTCATCGTCCTCCGCAGGCGCCAGCGGGTTCTCCGGCGCGGGGGAGGTGACGAACATCGCGTACATCGCGGCGACCTTTTTGCGGTCGAGCTCGGCATCGTCGTATTGATCGAGCAGAAACAGCTTCACGATGGCGGGCGCCAATCTTGAGACCCCACGCAACTGACCTCCCTCTATCGGGTCGATCACGTGGATGACTTCCGAAGCTGGCACGCGGACGATATCACCCGCCAGTCCAGGGTCTGTGCTGTCGCCCGGATGTCGGCGGAAGAAATGATAGGCCACGCGCCGCCCGATCCGGTCGAACTCGATCCCCTGACGAATTGCATTGCCATTCGCAGCGATGCCCGTTTGCTCCAGCGGCAGCATTTCCGCAGGCAGCATCTGCAGCTGCAGCGGTACGCTGAGCCCATCACCCGCGCGGCGCATCCGGATCCGGAAGAAGACCTCACCGGCCATGAACACCTCGCGCGCGGCCCGGCGCTGCAGCCCGTAGAAATCAGTCAGGCCTTCAGCGTCGGCCTCATCTGTCCATGCGAGCCAGAGGCGCTGCAGCTCTTCTTTGCTGGATGCATCCGCGATCTTCGAAATCGGCTTGATCCCGTCGCCCACGGTGTTGGCGGCCCAGCTTTCGACTGCGTTCACAGCATAGCCGTTGTTGCGCACCAGCCAGCGGGCGCGGGCGGTGATATC